TGCCAGCATACTTCAATATGATTTGGAGTATGAAAACTTACTTATGGCGTCGATGAGAGGTCGAAATGGTCAAATAGTGGGTCAAGGGTTTTCAGGAAAGAAGACACAACTTGGTGTAAGAACTACTGCAGCTGTTAAAAAACTTGGTTGTAGTAACCTGAAAACACTGATTGAAGATCATAAATTACTTACATGTGACTATGAAATTATATCAGAATTAACTACATTTGCACAAAAACACAACTCATTTGAAGCAGAAGAAGGGTGTAATGATGACTTGGCAATGTGTTTAGTTCTTTTTGCATGGTTAGTCCAGCAAGATTATTTCAAAGAAATGACTGATAATGATATCAGGAAGAGGATATATGAGGAACAGAAAAATCAAATCGAACAGGACATGGCACCATTTGGTTTTATTGAAACTGGTTTAGAGGATACTCAGTTCGTTGACAAAGATGGTGAAGTATGGCATACTGATGAATACGGCGATCGTTCTTACATGTGGGACTACAGATGATTTCATTTTTAATTTTAAGTTCAAGTTTCTTTAATTTCATATTTTACATCTATGCAATCGGTTTTGTAGTTGCATTGATATTAGAGCAGTTTGTAAGAAGGACAGGTAATGAGAGAAATATTTACATAGTAGAGACTAATAGAAAATATCTTTGGAGAAATGCTTGGATTGTAAATTTATTATGGTTCTTAACTAATATTGGATTATATACAGTATCAAGAAATATGCAACCTGTGGGTGATAACTTCTGGAATGGTGCATTTTAATACATGTAGACTACATGAAAAAGGATATTTTAATAAATAATTTCAGAAATAATCTGAGATTCGGAGAATAAAGATGCCACTAAATTTAGCATCTCCTGGAATTGTAGTTAGAGAAGTTGACCTAACTGTTGGTCGTGTTGACACAGCATCTGATAAAACTGGTGCTATTGTAGGACCATTTGCCAAAGGTGCAGTTGATCTTCCAATTTTAGTGGAGACAGAACAAGATTTACTAGACAATTTTGGAAAACCATACTCTGCTGACAAGCACTATGAGTATTGGATGGTTGCATCATCTTATCTTGCTTATGGAGGACCACTAAGGGTCGTAAGAGCAGATGACGATGATCTAAAGAATGCTTTTTCGGGAACTGCTGGAAGCATAAAGATAAAAAGTACAGAACATTATAACGATCTGGGATATGATGGTTCAACAATTACTGGTGTAACTGTTGCTGCAAGAAATCCTGGTTCATGGGCAAACCAATTAAAGGTTGCAATAATTGATGACTTAGCAGATCAAGTATTAACCTTTAGTTCACTACCTTCAAATATACAAGTTGGTTCTGGTGTTACTCAAACAATACCACCAAACACTGTAGTTGCAGGATCTGGTACAACATCATTATTGACTGGATACTTTAAAGGTATTGTCACACAAGTTGATACAACAAATAAAAAGGTATCTGTTAAGATATTAGAGTCAGTAGATACATCAGGAAGTGCAGCAGGTGTTTCAACAGAGGTTTCTTATCAACCTAATGGAATTTACAAGTTTGGTAATACTGCACTAACAGTTCACAACAATAGTGGAATTGTAACAGGGTCTGGATCTCCAACAGGAAATGCAGATTGGTTTGATCAACAAGCTATACAATTAACAAATTCAACAATTAATTGGAACAACATTGCAGAGAGACCTGGTACATCTAACTTTGCATCTGCTCGTGATGCGAGATTTGATGAAGTTCATGTAGTTGTGATTGACGATACTGGTGAAGTAACTGGTAACGCAGGTACAATTTTAGAAAAACACTTAGGACTTTCAAAAGCAAAAGATGGATTATATTCATTAGGATCACCGTCCTATTGGAGAAAGTATATTTACAATAACTCAAACAATGTCTTTGCTGGTGGAGCACCTGCAGGTATTGTAACAACATCATTAGGTATAGGTACTGCCAACTTTGCACAATTTGCTGATGGTGGTTGGGATCAAAATGCACAGGGTATTAGATATTCTGGTATTGGTGTTACAACACTTACATTAGCTGGTGGTAAAAACTATGATGGAAATGAGAATGAAGAAGCAGCTGGTGCATTCCAAGTAACTTTAGCTGGACTTGCAGCAGGTTATCAACTCTTTGAAGATGATAATTTAAATTCAGCAGACTTTATCCTAATGGGTTCTGCTAACCATACGAAGGAAACTTGCCAATCACTTGCAAATAAAATCATCTCTGTTGCAGAGATAAGAAAAGATGCAGTTGCATTTGTATCACCTAACAGAGGTTCATTCCTCAGTGATGGTAGTGCAGGTTCTGTAGTGGTATATGATGCAAATCAAATTACAGATAATGTAATTAGTTTCTTTGCTCCTGTATCATCCTCATCATTTGCAGTATTTGATAGTACATACAAGTACATGTATGACAGATTTGGTGATACATTCAGATATGTCCCAATGAATGGAGACATTGCTGGATTATGTGCAAGAAATGATATTAACAACTTCCCTTGGTTCTCACCAGCAGGAACTGCAAGAGGTGCAATACTCAATGCAGTGAAGTTAGCATACAATCCATCTCAAACACAAAGAGATCAATTGTACTCTAATCGAGTTAATCCAATCATCTTCTCACCTGGTGGAGGAATAGTTCTCTTCGGTGATAAGACTGGTTTATCAAAAGCATCAGCATTTGATAGAATAAACGTTCGTAGATTGTTTATCTTCCTTGAAAATGCAATCTCTTCCGCAGCAAGAGATCAGATGTTTGAATTCAACGATGAAATCACAAGAACAAACTTTGTGAATATTGTTGAACCATTCCTTCGTGATGTACAGGCAAAACGAGGAATCTTTGATTTCAGAGTTATCTGTGATGAAACAAATAACACTGCTGCAATCATAGATAATAATGAGTTTGTCGCAGACATATTCATTAAACCTGCAAGGTCAATTAACTTCATCGGTCTAACCTTCGTTGCTACACGAACAGGTGTATCATTTGAAGAAGTAATCGGTTCTGTTTAAGTAGAGGTAATTAAGTAAAATGGCAACCCAATTTAATAGACCACCTTTAAGACGAATAACTGACTTTAAAAGTAAGTTAGTTGGTGGTGGTGCAAGACCGAATCTATTTGAAGTCGAACTTGCTTTCCCAGAAGAGATTGCAGTCGATAATGATGTAAAGGATAAGGCAAGATTTTTGGTAAAGGCAGCTGCCTTACCCGCCTCTAACATCACTCCAATTGATGTTAATTTTAGAGGAAGAATCTTAAAAATAGCAGGAGATAGAACATTCGATACATGGACTATCACAGTTATTAACGATACTGACTTCTCAATTCGTTCTGCTTTTGAAAAGTGGATGAATTCAATTAATAGATTATCTGATGCAACTGGTGCAAATAATCCAGCAGATTATCAAGAAGATGCATTTGTACATCAACTTGACCGTGATGGATCTACTCTTAGAAGTTATAAATTCTACGATGTATTCCCAACAAATATTAGTCAAATGGATCTATCTTATGAAACAGTTGACACAATAGAGGAGTTTACGGTAGAATTACAAGTACTATACTTTGAATCAATCAAAGGTGTCGGTGATAATGCTGGAGGAGAGAGCATAAACTAAAACTGATAAATAGTGCTATAATAAAAGAAAAATAGTTATACAATGGCGAAACTCTTTGGATTCTCAATTGATGATTCGGACAATAAACCCGATTCAGTGGTCTCACCCGTTCCTCGTAGTAACGAGGACGGGGTTGACTATTTTGTGCAATCTGGTTTTTATGGACAGTATGTAGATATCGAAGGTGTCTATCGTACAGAATACGATTTAATTAAAAGATATCGTGAAATGTCATTACATCCAGAATGTGATGGTGCAATTGAAGACGTTGTAAATGAAGGTATAGTCAGTGATCTATATGACTCACCTGTAGAAATAGAACTATCAAACGTAAACGCAACTGATAAATTAAAGGATAAGATTAGAGAAGAGTTTACTCATATTAAAGAAATGATGGACTTTGATAAGAAGTCTCATGAAATTTTTAAGAATTGGTATGTAGATGGAAGATTATATTACATAAAAGTTATTGATACAAAGAGACCACAGGATGGCATACAAGAAATTAGGTATGTTGATCCTATGAAGATGAAGTTTGTTCGTCAAGAAAAGGGTACAAAAAATAAAGGTAATCTACCATTAGATCCATTAGCAAATAATAAGAAAGATATTGCATATCCTGAGATAGATGAATATTATATCTACTCACCTAAACCAAACTATCCTACATCAATGTATTCAACTGCAGCAGGTGCAGGTGGTAAAGGGCAAATTAAAATTGCAAAAGATTCAGTGTGTCATGTATCATCTGGATTATTTGATCGTAATAAAGGAACTTGTTTATCATACTTGCATAAAGCAATAAAGGCACTTAATCAATTAAGAATGATTGAAGATAGTTTGGTTATTTACAGACTATCAAGAGCACCAGAAAGAAGAATATTTTATATTGATGTTGGTAATTTACCTAAAGTTAAGGCAGAACAGTACCTAAAAGAGGTAATGAGTCGTTATAGAAATAAGTTAGTTTATGATGCAGGAACTGGTGAAGTTAGAGATGATCGTAAACATATGTCGATGATGGAAGACTTCTGGCTACCAAGAAGAGAAGGTGGAAGAGGAACTGAAATCACAACTTTACCTGGTGGACAAAACTTAGGTGAATTAACTGATATTGAATACTTCCAGAAGAAATTATATCGTGCATTAGGTGTTCCAGAATCAAGAATTGCAAGTGATGGTGGATTTAATTTAGGTCGTTCATCAGAGATATTAAGAGATGAATTAAAGTTTGCAAAATTTGTAGGAAGATTAAGAAAGAGATTTTCTAATCTATTCAACAATTTACTCAAAACTCAATTAATATTAAAGAATATAATCACACCAGAAGATTGGGAATCATTAAATGATCATATTCAATATGATTTCCTATATGATAATCAATTCGCAGAGTTAAAAGAGTCAGAGTTAATGAATGAACGACTTGGAACTTTAGCAACAATTGAACCTTATATTGGTAAATATTATTCTAATCATTATGTAAGAACTAAGGTTCTTCGTCAGACAGATCAAGAGATTGAAGAGCAAGATGATTTAATTAAAAAAGAAATTGAAGATGGTACAATTCCTGATCCTAATGCGATTGATCCAATCACAGGAGAACCACTTGAAGGTGGTGGAGATTTAGGAGATATTCCTATGGAACCAGATTTATCAGCTGATGCAATGGCAACTGATGCTCAGTTCCAAAAAGATGTTAAGTCAGCAGAGATATAAATAGTCAAGATATCTTAACATAATATTAAATATGGATGAATTACTTGACATGATTGCAACTGATGCATCAGCAGCTGATATATCAGATTCGATCAAAGACACGTTGTATACAAAATCTGCTGAGAAGATAAATTCTCGTAGGGCAGATGTTGCTACATCTATGTTTGATCCTACAATTGCAAATACAGAAGATGACTCTGTAGAAGAGGAATCATAAATAACACTATCATAGTTGATTATAAAAATGGCAGCTTTTAAGGTCGTACAAAAAATAGCATCTGTTACTGGAAACGCAACAAGTGGATCTATCGCATTAAAGTCGGGTTATCTTAGAGTAACACCAGCTGGTGGTGATGCATTTGTCGAAGTTGGGACCAACCCAACAGCAACAGATGATAGTAGCATATATGTTCCCGTTAAAACCACAATGGTTTTTAAGGAAAGTGTTGCTTCAGTACAAACAGAATCAGTTACAAATGCATCTGCAGCAATAAAATTTGGTCTTCCTTCTGGAACAGAAGCTCCATTTGTTGTTGGTGATAAAGTTCAAGTAACAGGATGTGCACCTGCTGGTATTAATACTACAAGTGCAGATGTTACAGCAGTTACAGGACCAGATCCAATAAATGGAGATCAGTCAGGAACAGTAACTTTGGGTTATGGTGATGCTAATTTAGCTGCTACTGATGCAGTGGGTGAAATTAGAAAAGTTGTAAAGGTTGCAGTTCGAGGTTCTGGTAAAACACATATCTCAGAAGTTCAAATAGTTGGAGATTTCTAATGAAACTAATTACGGAAGAAGTAGCAAGAGTTAAATTTATCGTAGAAGGTAAAGGTGCTCAGAAAAAAATGTTTATTGAAGGTGTATTCCTTCAAGGTGAAATTAAAAACCGTAATGGTAGAATGTATCCTATGGCAACTCTTGCAAAAGAAGTTGGTAGATACAATGAAAATTTCGTTAAAAAAGGTAGAGCATTAGGTGAACTTGGACATCCAGAAGGTCCTACTGTAAACCTAGATCGTGTATCTCATAAGATTACTTCTCTTGTTCAAGAGGGAAATAATTTTAGAGGAAAGGCACAACTCCTTTCAACACCTATGGGTAAGATTGCACAAAATCTTATCGGTGAAGGTGTAACACTTG